GTGCCGCTGTTGTCTTGGAAGGTCAGGTAGAAGCCGTTGGTTCCATAAGAACCGCTGTACCGCTTCGGCTCCCACACACCCGTGTTGCCGTTGGTCTGGCCGAAGGATGAGGGCGTGAGGGCTTGACCGTCGATGTTGTACATCTCGGTGAGGTAGCCGCTCAAATAACCCGCGCTATCAATGTGCGAACGCCCGATTGAATGGGCCTGCGCCATGTTCCAGCCCGTATCGTCATTTTGCCCAAATGACGGGGATGTTGACCATGCAGTTACTTCTGTGCCGTTTACATAAAGCCGAGAACGACTTGCTTGCGTGGCGTTTGGTGTATCAATCGCCACAACAATGTGATACCAAGCAGATGGGTCACGAAATACTTGGGTAGTATTGAATATGGTTGTGCCGCCTGTTGCCAACCTTAAAGTGTCATCCGTTTGAAAACGCAAAAGCAATCTAGTCGTTTGTCCATCAGGCGAGCCGCCTTCCCAAAGATACTGAAGCGTTCCAAGCGCGGCCCTCTTTACCCATAAAGAAACAGTAAATGTCCGACGATTCCCCGCACTCGCAGGCGTCCGATTCAGATACGCCGAATCAGCAGAGTTGAACCGCAGCGAGCGCAGAATTTGGTTGGCTTGGGGCCAGTTGCCTGCGTTCTGGGCTTGAAGTTGCTGCTCAGTAGTCCAAACGCCCGAAGCCGATCCGCTGTTGGGCACAACAGCATTGGACGTGATGACGTTGCCAGGGTATCCGTGGATCGGCATATTAAACCTTTATCTTTCTTGAGCGGCCAACGGCAAACCCAGATTGCTTCATTTTTTCCACATACGTTGGATCAGCAAAGTTCTTTTTGCAGGCCAATCCAATCTTGGCTTTTACTTCCTCAGAGTGCTTGCGGCCAAGCCTCGCCAATCTCATTTTGGCTTTGGTTTCCTCAGTATGCGGTATGCCTTTTCTGTGTCCAATTTTGCCAAAGTTTGGGTGTTTTTCGCCAGTTCGGCCATAGCATCCATTTGCGCTGCCAATCAACCCAAGACTTCCAATACCGCCCTTCGTAATGTTGTATCCAACTGGGTGCAGGGTATCATACAGAGCAATTATTTTTGGCTCTGCTTCATAACAATACTTTTGAGTCGCTTTTAAAAGCAACTCCATATTAAAGTGCTCTTTCCCGTATTTGAGGATGGCATTTTTTAAAAGTAAACGATGACTACCGGCACCTCTGCAATGCGCTTGGAATCGCCGCTTGGGATTAACCGTAACACCAATATATTGCATATTGTTTAGTGTATTGGTTATCCGATAGACATACGCCACCTTTTCCATTAACTGTTTATCTCCTCCCAGGAGCAGGTCACGTTCAGGTCACTTGCTGTGCCTGCGATGGCCCCGATGGACTGATTCTCAAGCAGGTAGAAACTTGTGGTCTTGTCCGTCACGATCAGCGTCGCATCAGCAGGTACCGAGATGGTCGAGGCCAGGGCAAATGCCGAGCCGCTTCCCGCCGTGGCGTTGCTGTAGACGTTGATGGTGATGTCCGCTGCGGTACTTCCGTCCACGTTGGATACCACGATGCTGTTGATCTTGTAAACCTTGTTACTCGATGCAGCATTGCTCGCCAGTGAGGTGACGCTCGTGGTACTCAGGTTAGTGAACGATGAGTTACCGTAGATGGTTGTGACATTGACGATGTTTGGGTTTGCCATGATTGCCCCTTAGAAACCGAAGATCATCGCCATTGCGATGGATTTGCCCGTGTTGATGCCGCCGATATTGGACAGCGCACCTGCTGCCGTTGTTGCCCCGGTGCCGCCTGCGGCAATAGGCAACGTCCCTGCCGTCAGAGCAGAGGAAGAAGTGGAATAGATGGCGTTGTTTGCCGCCGTGAACGTTGTCAGTCCCGTGCCGCCTGCGGCGGTTGGCAGAGTACCCGCAGTCAAGGCTGAGGCCGAGGTTGAATACAGCGCGTTGTTGCCAGCGGTGAAGGTTGTCAGTCCCGTGCCGCCGTTGGCTGTAGCGAGCGTTCCTGCTACCGTGATTGCACCAGACGTAGCCGTTGAAGGAGTCAAGCCCGTAGTACCAAAACTCAGCGTCGTCACACCATCAGCCACGCTTGATGCGACCTTCACGAAGTCCGAGCCGTTCCAAGCAATCAGTGCGCTCTCGCCTGACACCATCGTCACGCCCGTAGTCGGGCCTACGCCCACCACCTTGACGCTTTGGCTGGTTGAGGTGGCGTTGATGACCAGATAGACCTTGCTCGCCGCAGGAACCGTGATCGTCAGCAGACCTGCCGGGTTGCCCGTGCAGTTGATGATCTGGTACTGAGATGAGCCTGTAGCGCCCGAGCCTGCTTGGGTCAGGGATGACGCGGTGGTTTTGCTCAGGGTGACTGCCGTCTGGCTTCCACTGATGGTCTGAGCACCGGCTACCGCAGCATCGAGGTACTGCGTGATGTAGTCGTTTACCGTGTCGCCCCAGGTGCCCGACAGTTCACCTGTGACCGGCAGGGCAAGGCCCAGAAGGGAGGTATATGAGGTGGGCATCTAAGGCTCCTATGTCGTCGGAATAACCGTCCAGCCGGACGATTGCACGTTGTTGATATTCTGCCAATTGGCGGTCTGAATGTCATCCACAGGTTCCCAGAACCTGCGACCCGTAATTGAGTCTGTTGCCGTTGCAGTTTCTTGGATGGCAGCAAAGAATCTTGCCTGGGCAGAAGTCACATCTGCCCCCGTTGCGGTTTCAGTAACCGCGCTTTGGATGCTGTGGTTTGTACTGACCTGATCCGCGCCGGTAGCAGTCTCAGCCACCGACCCTTGGATGTTTTGATTGGCGCTGATGCTGTCTGCGCCAGAAGCCGTCTCGGCCACATCGCTGTAGAAGGCAAACGCTGCCGATACTTCGTCTGCCCCGGATGCGGTTTCACTGATCGTCGCATTGGGGTTGAACAACGCAAGAATCTGATCCAGCCCGGAGGCTGTTTCTAAAACCTCTCGGTTGTACTCGGCCTGAGCCGCTATGCTGTCTGCGCCAGAAGCGGTTTCCGAAATTGCCCGGGCGTACTCAGCGGCGGCAGAAACCTGATCTGCCCCAGATGCTGTCTCAGCGACCGACGCACCATGCGCCTGCGTAGCGGATATTTGATCTGTACCCTCAGCCCCATCCAAAACGACAGGGCTAAATGCTGCAAGCGCAGCAACGGCGTCCGCACCTGTCGCTGTCTCAGCGACATCGCGGTCATATACCGATTCACCCCAACCGGCCTGACCCCAAGTGCCTGAACCCCATCCGCCTTCTGGCACAACTCATCCTTACGCCGAGAGGCTGAAGGTGTACGTCACATTCAGAATGTCGCCAGAAACCACCGAACGGTCGCCAGGGGCTTGGAAGTCAGCCGCCGAGAACAGCGTGCCGGTCGATCCGCCCTTGGTGTTGTTAGAGGTCAAGAACGCGCCACCCACCGTCGTCGTGCCGTTGATGGTAAACACGGCCTTGCTTGCAGTGTTGGTCACCACAGAAGGATTGGCGTTCGTTGCAGCGGCAAGCGTGGCGGTCGGGCGGTTGGCTTCGCTGTAGTCAGTCACTTCCGTCCAGCCAATGTGCGAAGACATGGTGTCACCAGCAGCGGGGCTGTTGGTAGAACCCGAACCGTACAGGCCCAGATACCACGTGGTGATCTGAGCAGTCGAGGTCAGAGCCGTACCTGCCATGTATTGAAGACCGACGTTGACCACGAGGTTGGGCGTCTCTGCAACCCACTTGAGGTTGCCGTCTTTGTCGTGGCACTCAACGGTGTACTTGCCCGTGGCCTTCGCGCCCTCGGATGATCCGGTGTTAGCGATCAATCCACCGCCAACGATGTCAGTAGCCTTGGCCTTTTCGATGCTCATTTGATGCTCCTTAAATGATGCGGATTAACGCGCTATCCGGGGTGTTGGGCCCAAGTTGGACCTGGAAACTTTGACTCAATGTGGTCTGGTCAATACCAAAATTCAAAACCCCAATCGACTTGTTCGACTTGGAGGCGTTGTAGATCAAGGCACCGCGGGGCGAAAAGGTGGTAGCTATCCAGGTCGGGTTGTCAAACGAAGCATATGCCACCCCATTGCTGAGGTTGACTGTCACGTTCACCAGAATTTCGCCCCCGGCGGTGTATCCCGCGCTCGACACTTCCCCCGCCGAGGTATAGACCGTGGTAGCAGGGCCCAACACGGCAGAGGACGTGTACAGCGCCATCTTGAGGGTGTCCGTCTCAAGATCATGCTGGCCCAGCAGAAGCTGTTCCTTAAAGCTGTTGGTCAAGCCCGCAGTAATCATGTCACTGCACCTTCAACTTGACTTGGCCATCGCGGTAGGCATCTCCGCGCTGCTTGGCATCGCCCAGGTTCTTCAGGAGCGCCACAGCTTCCAAATACTTTTGGTTGTACAAGGCCATCATGTCGGCTTCGCCCTTCATGTAGGTGTAAGCCTCGATGAGCGACCCGTACAGCAACGCAGAATCAAAGTTGTCGCCCAGCCAAGTCTGGCCATTGGCTGCCTCCGTGATTGACTCAGGGTAGTAGTAATAGTGAAGCTCGACCGTGTACGCGGCATTGGGGGTGGGGCCCACAATAAACGTCAGTTCATCCTCGTTGTCAGACCTGGGGCCGAAGATGGCGTAGTACTTGGGCAGCGCCGTGTACGTGGGAGTCGGATAGACCTGCCGAATAAAGTTCACGTCCTTGTTTTGCAAGTACGTATAAGCACCCGTCCCGTCAACCACCGCCAAAGAGTAGGTTGACAAAAAATCGCTAGGGCACTGCAGGTACTTGTTGTTGGCTGTCAGGTTGCCCGTGACGTTCTTGCGCAAATTTGCAAGCTGGACCGTGTTGTAGATGCGCTGCTCAGCTTGGCGGATGAAGACAGGAATCTCCGCCGCGAACGAGGCGTCCTGGTTCTCGGTGTAAGCAATGATCGCCGCAGTGAGTTGAGCGTAGTTCATGTGATGCTCGTCTGAACCGATCCAAGGATTGCATCCGCCCAAAGCGGTTTTGCGTAAGGCATCGGCATCATGCCAATGCTGGCAAACGAAGTGTCCACGGTGAACCCCACGAATACCGTCACGCCCATTGTCGCTTCAGGACGAGGCTGATACAAGGCCTGCGGCTCGGTAATCGTGCGCTTGGGCTCCAACTGCGGATGCTTGGGCTCGTAGCACTCGTCGCAGACCTTGAAGCCCCTCCAGTCCTTGATCAGTGAGTTGAGCTTGAACCGCTGGCCACACTGGTCGCATAGCGCAATCGCGAACTTGCCTGATGCAAACCCAGCGCCCATGACTACCTCGTTGTGTAGGTCGGGACGGCGAAGTAGCTGGACCGCTCACGGTCTTCCGTAGCAGCCCGGAAGAACTCTTCTTCGTAGAACGACTTGAGGATCTGGATGCGATCCGGGGCCTTTTTGATGGCCAGATAGTAGGCAAGGCCCGCAATCAGGCACGGCAAAAACCGGAACGAAATGTCGGCCGTGTTCGTGTACGCCCCAGTGTCCTGGATGCGACGAATCACGTAGTACCGAAATTCGTAGGTGGTCGTGGCGTCCGGCGCCGGGTACAGGAACAACTTAGCCGGGGCCGTGCGCTGCACAAAGTACTGCGCCGGGCGCGACCGCGTGTTCTTGTTGGGAACGTGCAGGTACTCGGCGTAGCCAATACGGTCGATGGTGATGTCCTGCTGGTTCGAGGTACCCGCATTGGTGCGGATGACCGCGGACAGGGCGTCCACCGTGTCGTCTGGCAGCGTGTACTCGTACTGGCCAACAACCAGCGGAATCTGCCGCTGTTCAATCGTCCACAGATTCAGCCCGCGGTTGGCCCACTCCGCAAACATGAGGTTGATCGAGCGCAGGGCGGTCTTCATGTCGTAACCGTCCCGATTCTCATAGCCGCAGCGTTCGTACGCTTCGGTGATGATGTCATCGAACTCCAGATTGAAGTTCGACGTGCCCGATGTAGCCATGATTTAGTAGATGGTTGCCTTGCGAGCGCGAGCGGCGCCCACACCGCGGACTTGCACCACGTCACCAGTAGAGGCCTTCTTGACCGGCTCGCTCATGGTTTTGCCCTGGGGGCCAGCCATGTCAGGGCCAGATGCAGAGATCTTGCCACCCTTGGGCACGCCCTTCATGGCCATGCCGCCGTCCTTGAAACCCTTAACGGCGATGCCCTGGCCACGCTTGGCCAGACCGCCCTTCTTGTAGTTGCCGTTCATCATTTTTTGCCGCCTTTCTTGGCTGGTTTGGACATACCGGCCTCGCTCAAGGCGATGGCCACTGCTTGTTTGCGATTGGTCACCTTCTGGCCAGACGAGGACTTCAGTGCCCCGGTCTTGAACTCATGCATGACCTTTTCCACCTTCGCGGGTTTCTTATGAGAGGGCACTGCGCTGCTCCTTTATAAAGGCATCCAACTTTTCGTCAAGCCTGTCCAGCCGAACAAGCACCCGGTTGATGTCGCTGTGGACATCCGCCCGGGTAACGTACTTCTCGGCGTTCTCTTCCCGCGTCTTGCTCAGCAAAATAGACACGCGCTTGAGCTCGTCGTGCATCGACTTGACCCAAAGCAGTGCTGCCGCGGACGCAAACGACAGCACGATGTTCCATATCAGCACTTCCATTTCCGAAGACTTTTGTTGATACGACTATCGGGATCGTTTGCCGTTTTTTCGCTAGTCAGCTTGGCTTTCATGCCGGACATCCTGGCACAGAATGACTTCTTGCGTGGCCCACCCTCCGGCTGCGGAGCCTTCAGCCCCGGCTTGCCAGGATTGGCGCGGTTGTAGGAGGCGCGCCCTTTGGCGTTCAAGCCGCCGCTGGGGCTCTTGCCCTCCTTGCGCTGCCAAGCAGGTGACTTGGCCATGCGTCAGTACATCTTGCACTGCTTGTTACGGGCCTCGCCAACGCCGCGAGGGGCCACAGAGGCACTAGGCTTCTGGTAGTCCTTGCGAGGCGTCTGCTTCGGCCCGCCTTTGCTCATGTCCTGCTTTTGAGCGCCCGGCTGAACCTCGCCTTGGTACTCAGGAATCGACATTTTTGCTGCGCGTCCCATGCTGGGCTCCTTAGCCGTAGAAGAACGTCACCGAGGTGACGTTGGTGAGAGTCACGTATGGATCTGCTTCAAAGCGAACACCGTCATTTGGCACGATGATGTACATGCACCCCGTGCCAGCAGTGTTGGCGGGAGTCGCAATGTTGATCAGTTCCGTGCCGCCAGATCCGCCGTCCTTAAACGAAACAGATCCAGCGAGGTTGCTTGCGACGTAGTAGATCCCTTTAATGCGAGCCCGCGGAGTACCGATGCCAGAGGCAGCGGTACTCGTCATCGTTTTCGCTTTTACGTCATATTGAAAGCCCATTTCAGGCTCCTTGTTCGTTGGCAGCGTTAATCGCCGCCTCAAGCTCAGGCACCGTCAATGTCGGAACCTCTTCCTCGGGAGCACCCAGTCTATTGATAAGCATGCTGTACGCCGCAATAGTCGCCTGGGCTTGGACGAGGAAAGTGTTTGCCTTCCCCATCTCCTGCTCCAAAGATCGAATTTCCGCCTGCAGGAACTCCTTGGTGATTTGCATCAGCTCACTGCGCTGGCCACAACCAGGAAGTAGTCCGTGCTACCAATACGGATCTTGATGCCGCCCGCCAGCGTGCTGGACGACGTGGCAGCCGTGAAGACACCCGTACCAGAAGCAATGTTCATCAGGCGCGTCAGCTTGCCAGCACCAGCGCCGCTGTCCGTCACGCGGATGAAGGCCGAAGCGGCCGATACCGTGGTGCCAGAAGCAAAGTCGGTGTCCAGTTGCAGGGCAGCCAGCGTGCCGCCGGGGGAAGCAACCGAAGCGCCAACCGTAGCGCGCAGAGCGTTAGCAGCGCCAGAGATCGTGCCGCCAGTGCTGACGGACATCGAAATGTGTGCGCCGTTGATCGTGCCGCCAGTGGCAGCATTTGCGCCGGTCACAACCGAGAAAGCACGCAGCGTCTCGCCCGAGCCAGTCGAGGTAAAAGTCAGCTTTTCGTACACCAAGCGGGTGTCGCCGGTGGTGGCAGACGTGGTGCCGTACGAGCTGCTGATATTGCCAGCGGTGCTAACGGAGATGGGAGAAGTAGACGTACCCGAAGAAAATCCATTCTTGGATACGACTGGCCCGGTAAAGGTCGTAGTGGCCATTGATGGCTCCTCAAATTGCGCTTGCTGTCTGTGAGGTCAGTCCGCCAAGTCGGTCAGCAAGCAGGTTGAAAATCTTGGGACTGCGGTGAATATAGGCCAAAAAGAAAAGGGGCACAAGGCCCCTTTTCCCGGTTTCCGACGCTGATTAGGCGCCAGGAGAGCCGTAGGCGCCGCGGGGGTCGCTCCAGCCAAAGCTGTAACGCTCGCGAGCCTTGTAACGGACGTTGCCGGTGTCAAAGTCGCCTTCAAAGGCGGTCTTGATCGGCGAACGCTCGAACATCTTGAGGCCGTTGGGGGCATCAGTGATGAGGAACCAACCGTTGACGTCGGTCAGGTAGTGGTTGACAGAGTAACCCTCCGGGATCAGGCCCATGGACTTGATCGCGTTGATGTCATTGTCAGCCGTGGCCGTACGCAGCGTGCTCTTCATCAGGCGCTCAGCGGTGAACTGGAGCTCCTTCGGAACGATCAACTTGCGTGCGGTCAGCGCCACCTTCAGGCCACGTTCGTCGATGAACGCGGCGATGTCGATGATGCCCTGCTCCAGAGACGTCTCGTTCAGGTCCGCGCCGACCGTGGGACGGTTGGCGAAGTTGGCCGAGAGAGCCGTGGGGTGGTTGGTAGCGAACAGCGAAACGCCGTCACCGCCCGGGAAGGCGGGGTCGAAGCCGTTGTTCAGAACCGCAGCGCCCTTGACCTGCTTGGTGTGGGCCATCGAACGAGCCATTGCCTTGGTGTAACGGCCAGCCAAGCGGTCGTAGAGGTTGTCCTCAACGGCCTCTTCGGTCAGCGCGAAAGCCATGGCAATCGTCTCGTGGGTGTAGCGCGCAGTGAAGGACTCAATTGCGTTGTCGTACTGGACGCCAGCGCCTTCAGTCTTCACCGGAGCTGCACCGAAGCCGGTCAGCATGACTTCCTCTTCAAACGCACGGTCCGAAGTCTCGATGGAGAAGATCTCCTCGTGCTCGTTCTCGTAACGCTTGTACTCCAAACCGAACAGAGCGTTCAGGCCTGGCTCCAGCTCTTTAACAAGTTGTGAACGGGTGATTGCCATGATTAGGGTGCTCCATCCGCTGCAACACCGACGCTACCGTACTGATGTTGATTGAGTTTAACGACGACCACTGCGTACTGGCCCAGTTCGTTGCCAGCTTGATTGCTCAAGCCAACAATCTTCATGGTCAGTGCAGCCGTCTTGGCGGGGGTGCCCAGCGTAGCGGCAGAAACACCAGTGATGTTGCTGCCACCGGTACCGGAGGTCGGATCGGCGTTCTTGCCGATGTCGGCCTGGGTGATCGTGCCAGCAGCCTGGATCAGGAACAGTTGGCTCGGATCGTCCAGCACTTCGCAGTCGATGGGGCCGATGTTGGGAGTGATATTACCGGGGTAATAGTTCTTCCAGGTCGGCTTGTCGGCACGAGTGGGGTCGTTGTACTGCACACCGTTGAACACGCCCGTGGGGGCAGCGTGCGTGGCAGCGTCGTACTTGATGATGTAGCCGTCATAGACGACCACGAGGTCACCTTGATAGATCGCGGTGGCATAGCCCGACTGAATGTAGTACCCATATTGTTTCTGGGCACCAGTAGCAGACAGGTTACCGACGGGACGCAATCCAAAGGCCTTATTGACGTTTGGCATTTGTAAGCTCCGAAGATTGAATGATCAGCCAGATTATTCCGGCTTACGGAAGGTGGTGCGCGAACTCCGCTCGGGGCTCTGAATCCGCATTGACGAGTGTGCGTTCTCACGCAGCAGCTCGTTATCTACCGCAGTCAACTGATCCCGCGCCTTCTTCGCAAAGTAGGCATTGCGCTCTTCGACAGTTTCAAGGGGAATGCGGGCAAGCATCAAACCGCCTACCGAGACAACGCCTGCGTGCTTACCATCTTCGATGGTAGGCAGCATGCCTTGGTATTCCTCGGGCAGTTCCTCCAGTCGGACTAGCTCGTAGCCCTCGCGGAGACGTCCGTAGACGTTTTGCCTGTCATCAAACCCATTGACTTCTGATCGAATCCAGCGATGTTGAAAGCCTTCAGGGGCAGGGGGAGCGTCAAGACGTGAAGGAGGCTGCCAAGGGCGGCGACGCGACTCTTTTTCGCGAGAAGCACGAGAGCTGCGGTCGAGGGTAAGTTTGGTTTCGCTCATTTGATCACTCCTTTACGTACTTGGCATATTCCTCAAGAGGAACATTCAGCTTCTTAGCAATAGCAACTTGGCTCGGGGATAGCCGAACAGTACGGCGCGCACTATTGATTCCGGAACTCCGGGTAGCAGGGGCAACAGCCGGCGCGGGACGCTGTTGTCTGTTGGTTTGTTGCGGACTTTCATCCGTAAACCGCTTCGGAAATTCCTCCCGAAGGCGGCGGTCCAATTCAGTATAGTATTCGTCGCTGGTGGGGTCAAATCCCTCGTTTTCCACGAGAGTTTGGTGGATGCCCCAGGCTCCGTAAGTCAACACACGATCCTGGCCAAACCAGGGATTGCGAGAGGCCCACTCTTCCGCTTTAGGACTGGGCGCAGGGGGCGCTGCTTGTGCCCGAACAGGCTGTTGAATCTGTTGCGGGGCCTGCTGTGCCACTTGAGGCTGATTGATCTGCTGCTCTTGCGTCTGAAGCCAGCCGTTGACCTGCCGCTGCTCCATCACCAGCTCAGAAAGCCGCTGATTGGCGTCAGTCTCAGTGTCAATGTCGCCTTCTTCGCGGGCCTTCTTGATGATGGCCTTCAGCGTGGCCTGCTGCGTCTCCAGGCGGGTCTTCGCTTCGTTCAGGCGGCTGTAGTCTGTGTGGACCAGCTTCTGCTGAAGCTCCTGCGCCTGGCTTTGCAGGCCGCGGGCGTACTCCAAGGCTGCCTGCTCGCGGCGCTCGGACTCCCGCATGCGGGCCGTCAGCTTGGCAATGCGCTTTTGGACCGCGTCACTGACGTGATCCAGCTCTTCGCGCTCTGCCTGGGTGGCAGAAGTCGAGGTAAGCGCCGAATTGGATGTCTCCATCGGCGCCTTGGACGAATCACTAGGCTCGTCCAGGGTGATTTCGGCCGGTTTCTCGTCCGCGCCGATGTCAAATTCAAGTTGGGTGTCGGGAACAGTATTTGCCATGGGCTACCTCACAGGTGAAGAATGTCTTCGGGGTCTTGAATGCGCGCCAGGATCTCGTCATCGTTCAAGATTCGGATCTCGCCGCCATCAATGTTCAGCCTGGCACCGGCGTAACGGCCAAAAATGACCCAGTCGCCCTTCTGGCACCACGCTCCATTCGGAAATTTGGCTTCATCCTTGTACGCAAGGTCGCCAACCGACAAAACATACCCGCAGACCGTCGCCACTTGCTCGCGCTGCCGAGTTTGATCGGCCAGGACGATGCCGCCCTTGGTTTTCTCAGCGCCGCGGTACGGCAGAATGACAATTCGCCAGCCTGTTGGCTTAGGAATGCGGTCTAAAACCGATTCCTCCAGCTTTTCCACGCTCAGACTCCCGTCTGACGTGTAAGCATCGTCCAAAACTGGCTCATGGGCCTCTTTCTCTTCGGCCCATTTCTTTTCCAAAGCAGTCATTTCCATTAAAAGGTCCTTTTGTTAGTCTTCGGCCCCGCGTAAAAGAGAGTGAATCACTTCTTCTACGAATTTGTAGCCTTCTAACCGACCCATCAGGAACTTGTACTGCTCCATGTCGCGAACACCGCCCGTAAGAATCATCATGTGCGTGTCTTCACGCAACCGACGAATCTCATGCAGCAGTGTTTCAGTGAATTCCAGCATGGATATCCCCATGAAGCAGACAGATAGGCCCCTGTCCGAAGGCTGCGGTGCATATTAGCACCAAACTCACGCCAGTTTCACTTTATTGAAGGCGTCTTTTCGATATACATACGACACTTTTGGCTTGTCAGTCGGGTTTTTGACTGTTTTAGGCCCCTCTTTGGGCGCCTTGGGGGCCAATTTGGCGGGCTTTTTGCGCATCTTGTGCTCCTTTTTGGGCTAATTTCGCTTGATCGATAGCCACGTCGTTGGCTTCTTTCTGCTGATCGAAGGCCAACCGCTGCTGATCCATTGCAATCCGGGCTTGATCGCGCTGCGCGGCCTGGGCAATCTCCTGCTTCTTGAGCTCCACCAGCGGATCGCTCTGGTCGCCCATCAGCTGCGACTGCAATTGCTTGACTTCCTGGAAGTACTGGGCCACTTTCAGGGCCACCATCGCCTCGCGCTGCAGCGCCGACACCAGTTTTTCAGGGTCCGTGCCGTACTGCTGGAACAACTCGGCCTCCACGGCCTCTTCCGCCTTCAAGCGGATGTGGTCAAACACGTGCTTTTGCAGCGTCATCGCCACCTGTGGCACCGACGCCACGATGGGCGACATGCCAAACAGCAGGTGCGTCATGATGTGCGCGTCGTGCTGCTGGCCAGCAAAGGCCTTGAGCGGCGATCCGTCCAGCGCCTGTGAGTTCTCACTGGCCGGATCCTTGGGCCTGTCCACATTCTGCGTGTTCAGAATCTGGTCGATGTCCCGCACGCCGATGGCCTCGTACATCCGGCGGTACGCCTCGTACATGTTGTGCATCTGCGGCGCGCTTTGCGCAAGCTGC